TGACGTAGAGCTTGCCGTCGCCGTCAGCCACGAGGCCGCCGGGGTTCCAGACGCCGCCCTGCGCGCCGTCGGGCGTGGAGGCCCACACCATCGTCGGCGAGAGATCGTCGGCGCTGAAGCCCATGACCCAGCCGTGATAGTTGCCGGCGTCGCATAGCGAGCCCCACGCGGCATATACGACACCGCCCGACAGGACCAGCGAAACGCGGTTGACTTCGAGCGTCGGATCGAAGGTCAGGGTGCCGCCGCTGCTCCCGGCACCGGATCCCGACACGCTGCCCGTGATGACGTGGCTGGCGAGGATCTCGCCCGTCGCCCCGTTGATCTTGTGCAGGGTGTCCTTCGTGGTCCCGTGGTCATTGGTTCTCGCGATCAGATAGAGCGTGGCCGTCCCGTCGCCCAGCGCGATGACCGGCGTGCCGAGGACGCCCAGGTAGGTCGAAAGGTAATCGGTGCAGTTGAAGTCCACGCCGCCGTTCTGCCAGGGCGCGATCCCCGAGCCGAGTAGGCTGATCTGCCAGATGGCCGAGCCCGTGTCGGCATCGAACGCCGTGATCTGGTCCTTCGACGTGGCGACGTAGAGCACGCGGCGCAGCGTGCCGTCGATCGACAGGCCCTCCACGATGAGCGGCTGCGCGTACACGTCGCCGTCCACCGTCAGCGTGCGGAGCTTGCCAAAGTGATCAACGGTCACGGTACCAGAGGTGAGGATCGTCTCGGTGTCGGTCACGCCGGTTCTCGCGTTGTCACCGTGGTAGGTAGTGATCCCACGTAGCGGCAACGAGGGAGCCGGCGGCGCTGGCGCCCCGCCAGCCACACAGTCCGGTCACGGGTTGCCCGTCAGGGACGTGAAGATCTGGGTCGCTGCCGTCGCTGAGGCATCTCCGTACCAAGTGGCCGTCGGCGAACTGGAGCCCAAGACGGCCCCGTAGAGCGATCCGGTGTGGTGCCCCTCGGCCACTGCCACGGGAGCCGTGAAGGCAAAGGACGTGTACGCGCTGGTCGCGAACGAAAACGACTCGAAGTCAAAAGCGCCGACCGTGCCGTCGATCGCGAAGATCGAGGACGAGGCCTTGGAGGTCGCGCTGACTTTGGTGGCCCCGGCGATCGTGTAGTTGAGGCGGTCGTTGGCCCAGTTCACCCACTCAACGGCGATCTCCGAGTTGATCTCCACGGGCGTCGCCGAGGTCGTGGTCCGCTCGGCGGTGAAGCGATTGGTGGTCGTCTTGGTCGCGTCGCGCGAGAACCAGCTCCGCACGTTCCGCTTGGTGGCCGAGTCGTTGAAGTGCGTCGAGCCGTCGGTGAACACGAGCCCCACCAGGGTCTGCGTGGCGTCGCCGCTCTTGGTCTGCACGCCGTAGGTCGTGTCGACCGCGTAGGCCGTGGCCGAGAGGGCCAGGACCGTCGAGCCCGAGGAATCCTGCGCGTAGACGTAGTAGAGCGTCGAGGTCGAGAGCCCCGTGGTGTCGACGGACACGGCCGCGGTGATCGCCCGCGTGGTCCACGTGCCCGAGACCTTGAGGGGGATGACGCCGATGCCAAGCTGCACGTGCGTGGAGTCGACGTAGGAGAGCTGCGCCGATCCGTAGCCGATGCCGGCGCCGGCCGCCCCTGCGGCGCCTGTCGGCCCGGTCGGTCCCGTCGCGCCAGTCGCGCCCGTTGGCCCCGTGGCCCCCGTGGGGCCGGTGGGTCCTGTCGGGCCAGTGGTGCCGGCAACCGAGCCAAATGAGAGCACCCCCGATCCGTTGGTCACGATCGCCTGATTCGGCGTGCCGTCCGAGGTCGGCCACGTCCAGTGCGGCGTGCCGCCGGCCCCGTAGATGTTCGTGATGACGCAGCAGGACGAGGGGAAGAGGAGCAGCGCCTCGATCGCGCGCTCGGCGGCCGAGGAATAGATCCACGACTGGCCGGCGGCGAACGGGACCGAGGCGACGACGCACAGCAGCACCGCCAGGAGCGCGAGCCATCGGCGCACGGCTTACCGCTCCCGGGCGAGACAGACGAGGGTGACGGTGGTCGCCTTCGACGCCAACTCCGTGAGCTTGATCTTGAAGTACGGCGCCAGCGGCGCGGGCATCGGCACGACATTCTCCCCCGACGGCGACCCGGAGTAGGACGTGGCGGTCGAAGCCACCAGGGAGATCACCGAACTGTAGGTCGAGTCGTCCTCCGAGACCAGATACTCGATCTTGACGTCGGGATTGCCGGCGCTCACGGTCAGCTTGAACATCAGCGACTCGATGCGCGAGAAGCTCCGGTTGTTGATGGCGGCGGAGGTCAGCGTGCCCCCGGAGGTGAGCGCGGAGGCCGACCAGAGCGGCATCCTGACGAGCAGGTCCGTGGACACGATGGCCCTCCTACTTGGCGCGCGGCTTCTTCTTGATCTTGGACACCGCCGTCAGGCCGATGCGGCCCTGCTTCTGCGTGTTGATCTCGCGGCCCTTTGGCTTCACTTCGCCCCCATGCCGGTGCCCTTGGTCGCGCGGTTGATCCCGCCCGACTGCTGGGGGTTGTGCTTCACCGACCGCACCGGGCCCGAGAGCATCGGGACCTTGGAGCCCGATTTGCCCTGATAATAGTTGTTTCGTTCCTTGGACTTGATGTTGACGGCCTTGCGTCCACCTTCGCCCGAACCCATGTAGGCCATAGCGTCCTCCGTGTACGTGTGGGACTGCTCGCGCCGTCAGTCTGCGGTCGAACCCGTCACGCTGGCAAGAGAAATCACGCGCCCCGCGCCACCGCGTCGATGTAGTAGCCGGGGGCGTTCGTCTCCCGCAGGTACGCGAGCCGCGCCTCCCGGTCGGCGTCCTCCATGCGCTTGGGGTTGACGGGTTTCAGCAGCGCAATGGCCTGCGAGAGCGCGTCCACCAAGTCCTTGGTCAACCCGTGGGGAAAGGCTTCGAGCTCCTGATGCAGGTCGCGCTGGTCGGCCAGGAGGAAGAGGCGCCCCATCGCAATCACCGGTTGCAGGATGGCCCGGATGCGGCTGTCCTTGTCCACCGTCGTCGGCATGCCGATGGGTTGCAGCGGCAGGCGTTCGGCCTTCTGCTTGGCCTCCCGGGTCAACGCATCGGCGTAGAGCGACTGCATGGCCGAGGCGTCGATGCCGATGATCCGGGGGTGCCACTGCTGGTTCAGCGCGAAGATCCGATCGGTGTGCGTGGTCGTCGGGATGCGGCCGGCCCACGCATGCAGGACGAAGATCCGGCCGAGGTCATCACGACCCACGACCAGATCGGCCGATCTCGAGGCGTTGCGCTTCAGCGCGGCCGACTTGCGCCCGGAGGCCGGGTCGATGAACGCCACGATGTCGACGAGGCCGCTAAGCATCGGCGGGCGAGGACTTGATCCGTGGGGTGTAGCGCCGGGCTTGGCTGGGGGCCTCGATCGGGCTGCCCCGCCGTCGCATGCCGCTTGAGGACTCCCAGCGCATCTGGATCAGCGTCCGGTCTGGATGATAGGACACCCGCCCACAGTTGACGCATCGCGTGGCCCCAGGCTCTTCGGCCAGCAGCCCATTGCAGCGGCCACACCGCCTAGGCGGGCTGGCGAGCACCGACCGACAGGTACAGCGCTTCCCGGTCGCATTGCCGGCAGTGCCACGTCCCGTCCTCGGCCTGGATCATCTTGCCCCGGCACCAGGCGTTCGGGCAGAGCCGCCGCGGGGTCATCCCTGGCGCAACCGGTGGGACGGCGCGTACATCCGGGGGTGCGTGTAGTCGCGCGGGCCAGCCATGGCGGGCTCGGGCTCGGCGGGGCCGTTGGCGCGGTCGGTCAGCATGGTATCGCGCGCATCCTCGTCGAACACGATACGCCCGCCGACCAGCCGGTAGGTCCGCACGTCGTGCATGTCGAAGTCAGTCAGCGCCGCGTCGATCGCGGTGTTGAGGTAGAGCAGCGGGAAGCGGACGCCGAACTCCTTGCGGAGTCGGTCGAGTGTGGCCAGGGTGAAGCGTTCGGGGTAGATCGGCTGCCCGTCCTCGATCGCCGAGCGGATGTGCCACGCGACCGACGGGTCCTCTTCCTGGATGTACCGGTAGAGGTCGTACGCGGCCCAGCGCGTGCCGTCGATGATCTCGATGGCCTCCGGCCGGTTGATGAGCGCGCGGCTGATGGTGTGCCACGAGATCGCGGCCTGCATCACGGTGGGGGAGTCAGCGGCCTTCTCCGAGATCAGGTCGTCCTTGAGCAACACCATCGGATGCGCGCCGGTGATCGCGCCGTCCACACCGATGACCCGCACCGAGGGGTCCGGGTACTCGGTCGGGCGCGGGACGATCATCTCCATGTCGTTCCAGCGTTTCGACTCCTGCTTGGGCTTGTCCCAGCAGACGTTGGGCCAGAGCGCGCGCAGCCGCGCGTTGCCCTCGAAGGCCGTCTCGATCACCCGCAGGTGGTCGGCGCCGCGCGCGGCCGTCTCGCAGGCCAGGACCACGGTCGTGTCGGCGCCGGTCTGGCCTGGGAAGTAGAGATTCGTCGCCGCCGGCTGGATCAGCATGTGGATCGGCAGGGCGTGGGCGACGATGCTGGTCTTGGCGTGCTCTCTCGGAAGCAGCAGTCCCTTACGGCGGCCCGTCGAGAAATCGGTCAGCCAGCGGCAGATCGGCTCGTGCAGCGTGCGCGTCAGGTAGGTCCGGCCGAGCACGCCGACGGCGAAGGTGAAAAGCGACGACTCGGCGGCCTGTTTGAACTTCTGGATGAACTCGCCGCCCTGGGTGGCGCCGGCTTGGCGCACCCTGCCGGTGGACTTTTCGACGATGATCTCTTCGTGCAGATCGGGGGTGGGAGGCGTGGGCGCGGCCCGTCTCACAACGGGCCTTCGTACTGCACGTGAGCGTGTTCGGCGTCCGTGCCCACGTTCTCGTGGATCACGCGGTAGGCGGGCCCGAGGGCCTGTACGAGCTTGTCGACGGCCAACGCGCGCGCGTTGCCGACTGGACGGTCATTCAGTCGAAGATCGACCGCGCGCCCGGTGTAGTGCGGGTCCTTGTCCTCGCCCGCGACCCCGTGGCCCTTGTGCTCCGAATCGTTGCCGGAGGTGACGACGACCTGCCCCCACACGCTGTCGGCGATCTGCACGGCGATCCACGTCTGGAGCTTCAGGAGCCCGAGCCCGACGCCGGCCTTGAGGGCGATCACCGCGCCAACTCTCGGGTATGACAGGCGGCAGCAATCCGCTTCCACCGCTCGACCATCGCCACGTAGTGAAACCCGCGCGAGGTGTCGGGCGGATCGAAGAACAGCACGTAGGCGTGGCGCGGCGTCAGTTTGCCAAGCTCGCCCCCGACCGTCAGGTACTCCCCGAGGTCGCAGGACACGCGGGGGCATTCGCCGCGACAGGCGCCGGCCTGAGGCGTCAGCGTCAGCAGGAGCGCGGCGACCATCGCGGCGGAGGTCACAGAGAGGCGAGGCTGTGTTGCGACACCGTCGCCGCGGATCGCCCGATGTCGTCATACACAACAAAGCCGGGACGCCAGCATGACCAGTCGATGTCGAACATGTCGGACGCTGGCACCTCCACCGGCAACCGCTCCAGCACCGCCGTGATCGCGGGGTGCGGGAACATCACTCGCCCCCCATCGCTGCGCGCATCCCCTCCAGATCCTCCTTCGCCAACACGATCCGGTGCGTCACCTCCACCGCCTCCCGCTTGACCTGCAACGCCGGGTTCAACTCCAAGAGATCCTTCGCCGCCGCCCGCTGCAACTTCCGGTCGTCCACGTCCTCGTCCACCCGGTCCCGCAACCGCACCAACACGTCCAGCGACGGCATCGTCTCCTTGCCGATCTTCGCCGCCCAGTCCTCGGCCAGCGACCGCCGCAGATGCCCCTGCATCTCCCGCACGGCCAGCCGCCCATGCTGCCGCAGAATGGCCACCGTCTTGACCGACAGCTTGGTTTTCTCCGCGACCTCCGCGTCCGTCCACCCCGCGGCCAGCAGCATGTACACCACCTGCTCCCGGTGCTTCTGCTTCGGGACCCGGATTGCCGTCGTCCCCTTGTGCCGGGCCGCCAGGGGTTTGCTCATGCCACGCTCAATGGCTTCCGACCCCGGCTCCCCGGCCTCCACGCTTGGTGCCCCTTGGCCTTGCGATCACGTTTCGCCGCCGCCTCGAGATGCCACGCGCACTGCGACTTGCTCCCTCGGGCCACCGGAGAGGTGCAGAACACGCACAGCCCCTTCGCCCGCTGCTCCGTCCTCCATCTCTGGAACCGATTCATCTCGCGCGCATTCTTACAACCCCGTGGTGTGGGTTGTCAAGGCTTTCGTGGTTTTGAGTTTTGGTCTGCGCGTCGCACCAGCCGTCGCACTGCGGGCCGATTTGAAAACTGGTCTGCGCGTGGGGGAAGGGCTTCGCCCCGCGACCCCACCCCCCCCCTGGGGGTCTACCCCACCCTCGCGTCCTCCCGTCCCTACTCGGCCAGCACGCCAGGCGATCTCAATGGCCGTCACGTCGACGCGAGGCCTGATCTGGCGCCTGACCGTGCGCTGTCTCACATCCGCCACAAATGCCAATACTCTAGTGTTCATGCGTACTTACCTCTACGTTACATACTGTGCATTATCGGAAGCTACACGAAGATACGCCAGCAACCACGC